GGAACCCGATCCTTGCGCGTTGCGGCTTTTTCCTGATGTGAACTGTGTTCGGTTTGTGTGGCGCTCCCCCTTGACCCTGTCCTGACGAAGCTGATCGCAAGGCGAACTCTTGCGGCGTTGCTTGATTTGACTGGTGATCGCATAGATCAGTTGATGCATCAGGGAGTATTCACGAAGGTCGATGGCAAGTTTGCTTTGCAAGCTTCAGTGAATGCTTACATTGCTTTGCTGAAAGTTGAGCGCAGCGTGAGCACCAAGGTTGCTGCACAGAACCGCGCGACCACTGCACGCGCACTCGAAATTGAAGCACGCATGGCGCGTGAGTCACGCCAAGTCATCGAGCTGGACGAAGCTCTGGCTGCAATCGACACAGCCACAGGCGAGTTCATTCAGACCTTGGGCTCAATGCCAGCTCGAATAACAAGGGATCCGCGTGAGAGGCAACGGCTTGACACCATCTTCGACACGGAGCGGCTTAGACTTGCGGACGCTTACACCCAAGCAGTGTCTGCTATTCGCTCGGGTGGCGGAGATCCTGCGCCCGAAACCGAGACTGACTCCTGATGAGTGGGCGCGCAAGAACCGTTTTCACGCGAACACAGCCGGTGTGCCGGGTCCACGCGACCCAAGCTTGACGCCATACATCATTCCGCCAGTGCGAGCAGTGCACGCGAGGACACACAAGCGTGTCGCTCTCGTCTGCGGCTCACAGATGGGTAAGAGTGAAGGCACACTGGACATCATTGGTTCGAGGTTCGACACCTCACCCACGCCGACGATCTACCTGGGACCCACTAAGCAGTTCCTTCAGGAGCAGTGGGAGCCGCGCATCATGGAGCTGCTCGACAACGTGCGGGCATTGCGTGACAAGGTTGTTCGCGGCAAGCGTGCACGCATCCTCAAGAAGGTCATCAGCGGCGTGCCTCTGCGTCTCGCTCACGGTGGCTCGTCAGTGGCGCTGAAGAGCGATCCATTCGGCTTGGCTCTCACAGATGAGGCGGACGAGCTGGTGGCCAATGTGCACGGCTCCGGCGATCCGATCAGGCTGGTGGACAAGCGTGGCGACACCTACGCAGACTTCGTTCATTACATCACCTCGACACCGAGTGAGGGACCGTCCGACATCGAGCTGGATCCGGCCAGTGGGCTGGAGTTCTGGAGCGAGATTGATCCTGCTGAAATCAGCTCCACCATCTGGCGCATCTGGCAGACCGGCACCAAGTATCATTGGGCGTGGCCGTGTCCGCATTGCCGCGAATATTTCATTCCACGGTTCCGCAACCTGCACTGGGACAAGCCGGTGGGTGCGAATGGCAAGGTTCTGAAATCTGACCCGGTGTTAGCGCGGAACACCGCATACCTAGCCTGTCCGCGCTGCGGTGGTGTCATAACGGATGACGCCAAGAGCGGGATGAATGAGCGTGGTGTCTACGTCGCTCCGGGTCAGAAGGTTTCGCAGGATGGCGTGGTGGAAGGTTCACCTGTTGACAGCTGGACGCTCTCCTATTGGGTGAGTGGTCTGGCGTCTCCGTTCCAGACATGGGGCAGTCGCGCTGCTGAGTATGTCGAGGCAGTGCGATCCGGCGAGCAAGGTGAGATCCAAACCATCATCAACGCTTCCTTCGGTGAGATGTACGCACCCGGCACAGGCGATGTGCCAGAGTGGCGCGAGCTGGAGAAGCTGAAGTCACCCACCAAACCCTACTTGTTGGGTGAGGTGCCGGACTGGGTGCGGTTCATTACTCTGGCAGCTGATGTTCAGAAGGATCGCATCCTGTTCGGCGTCCGTGGCTGGGGTCCGCGTAGCACATCTTGTCTAATCCAGTTAGGTGAGCTGTGGGGAAGTACAACTGAAGAGGATGTGTGGGAAGAGTTTGAACAAGTACTTCAGGCGCGTTACGACGGGCACCCAGTCAAGCTGGCGCTGATTGACTCCGGGTTCCGACCGGGCAACCCAAAGCAGGTTCCGGAGAACCGGGTGTATAGCTTCTGCCAACGGCACCAGCGCACTTGCCGTCCGACCAAGGGACGCGACTCACTGATCGGTCGGCCACTGCGGGTCAGCAAGATCGAGGCGCGTGTCAACTGGCGTGGCAAGCTGGAGACAGTCGGCATCGAGCTGTTCCTGCTCGACACAGATCACTTCAAGCGCATTATCCACGAGCGTCTGCGCTGGCCAATAGATGAGCCGGGTGCCTTCATCTTGCCGGATGATACGCCGGATTATTACCTGCAGCAGCTGGTTGCCGAAGCGCGTGTCAAGCGTCCGTCAGGGAAGCACGTGTGGGTGCAGCGTACCCGTGACAATCACTTCTTTGACATCGAGGCAATGAACGCTGCTGCCGGATGGTTCCTTGGTGCGCAGCGTCTGGCAGTGTGGGAGACGGCAGAGGACAAGGTTGTTCCGCCACCGTCGATGAAGAACAAGATGGCTGCGTATGCTGCAGCCCTGAACAGGTAGGCTGATGCTTGATGTGAAACCGAGAGTGCGTGGTCCTGCCGGTGCGACATGGTTCGCTGACGTTGCCCGTCCGCGTGCACAAGCCGGGTACCTTCGCTCACAGCAGCTCGGCGCATCCATCTTTTCGTTCCCGGCACCGACGCTGAGAGACGCCTCCGAGGATGTCAAGGCGAGCTGGGTGCAGGCTGCGTCCCGCGCTGTGGACACACTGCACAACTCCGGATGGATTGCTGGTGTCATTGAGGCGATGATGTCGGTGATGGTGGGCGATGGCCTGCAGCCGAATTTCAAGCCGGACATGTCATGGGCGAACTGGGATCAGCGGCAGACATCTGAGTGGGCACGTCGTGCTGAGAGAAGGTTTGAAGCTTACGCTGATGATCCATGGCAGGTGGACGCCGGCGGACGCTATGCGCTGGCACAGCTGCAGGCTGCTGCAATCCGGCAGTGGTTCGCCACTGGCGAGATATTGGGAGAGATCACCAGTATCCCTCGTGCTGGTGTTCAGTCAAATACCAAGTTGCGTTTGATCCCCTCGCACTGGCTCTCTCAGCAGACTGATGAGCTGCGTCGGCTGGAGCAGGGTGTGTTCCTGGACGGAGCCGGTGCACCATCCGGGTATATGTTCGAGATTAGGCAACCTTACGGTGGCACGGTTCCGATATCACGCGCAGCACGCGATGCCTTCGGACGGCCAATCATCGTGCACGTGTTCGACGGAGCCATTGGGCAGATACGCGGCATCACTCCTCTTGCGCCAGTGCTGCGTGTGCTGCGCGATTATGATCAGCTCTCCAATGCGACGCTGGTTGCGGCGATGATCCACGCAGTGTTTGCTGCGACAGTGGAGAGTGACTACCCGACATCCGACATCCTGGACGCATTGAAGGATCAGGACGAGCAAGATAACATTGGTGCAGACGGAGGTTCGGCAACCCGGTTCGATAGCTTCATGGGCCAGAAGGTCGGCTGGCATCAGCACACTGACATTGACCTAGGACGCAACGGCAAGATCGCACACCTGATGGTTGGCGAGAAGTTGCAGCTGCATTCGAGCCAGCACCCGAACTCAACATACGAGGCATTCGCAAACTTCCTGCTGCGTGAGATTGCGCGGGCTGCTGGTGCGTTGTTCGAGGATCTGACCGGGGACTATCGCGGTGCGACCTACTCGTCCATTCGCATGGGCATCGCCAAGCAGTGGCCGTTGCTTCTCTATCGGCGCAAGCACATCCCCACACCGCTCTCCCAGCGTGTCGCTGAGGCATGGCTTGAGGAAGAGGTTGACAGAGGCACCATGGAGCTGCCGGGTGGCATTGATGCCTTCGTGGCGAACCGCTCCGCAATCTGCCGGATGGATTGGCGTGGCCCTGCGAAGCCAGTGGCGGATGAAGTGAAGGCAGCGCTCACCCACAAGACCTATCGCGACATGGGTGTGATGACTGACTCGATGATCTGCGCTGACCTTGGTGTGGACCACGAGGATGTTTACCTTGGCCGTGCTGTCGAGAAGGCAATGCGGGAAGCTCTTGACATTCATGGCGGCATCACCAACGGCGGCACCGACATCGATGACATGGATGAGATTGCTGCTGCTGCCGCAGCACCGGCTGGTGGAACGTTCGGTGCCGGAGCCAGTGGCGCGGATCCTGACAAGGACGAGGAGGAAGCGGCCTGATGGTTAACACAGTCACCATCGGCAGTGTCATTGTGGACGCAGATGATCCGTGTGCGCTCTACACAGTGCTGTACAATACACGGTTGCAGATGATCTCCGGTCAGTCGATTGGAGAGGTTCAGGCTGGTGACGCCAATGCTCAGCGACGGATCAGGTACAACACTGCTTCGTTGAGTGCGCTGGACGCAGAGCTGGCGCGGCTCGCAGACCTTTGCGCACAGTCGTCCGGTGGCCGTCCCTCGAGGTTTGCCATGCGTGCAGGATTCAGGAGACTGCCATCATGAGCTTGCTCGTCCACATTGCTGACCGGGTGCTGAATCGTCCGTTGCTGATCATGCCGGAGAAGGCGCAAGTGATCCTGTCAGTGCTGGCAGGGAGGATCGGCATCGACTCACCTGATGCCAGCCGGTTCGAGGGTGACCAGATTGTCGTTGACGACAAGGGCAAGACAGTCGCGATCAAGCCATACAAGGTGACGGTCT